ATGAGGCTTTGAGTGACGAGATCATGCAAGCCTATTCCGAGGGGCGAGTCAAGTAAACAACCTTTGTTTCTTGGAGATTTAACATGCCTAATACCGCATTTGCACCTAATAACTCAGTAACCACCACCTCTGCAGCGAATTTCATCCCCGAAATTTGGAGTGATGAAATTGTTGCCGCCTTTAAAAAGAACCTCGTTCTGGCCAATCTGGTCAAGCGGATGTCTTTCAAAGGCAAGAAGGGTGACACCGTTAACATCCCGTCCCCCGCTCGTGGCACCGCCAACGCTAAGGTGGCTACCGATGCCGTTACTCTGATTGCAGAGAGCGACACCAACATTCAAGTGCTGATCAACAAGCACTTTGAGTACAGCCGCTTGATCGAGGACATCGTTGAAGTGCAAGCCCTGACCAGCCTGCGTTCTTTCTACACGGAAGACGCTGGTTACGCCCTGGCTCGTCGCATCGACACCGACCTCGTTCAGCTTGGCCGCGCTTTCAACGGCGCAACCGTGGGCACGAACGACTACGCTACCAGCAACACCTCGACAAAGGCCTTTGTCGGCTCTGATGGCACGACTGCTTACAACAGCACGAGTTCCAACGCCGCTGCCCTGACCGATGCTGCTATCCGTCGCACGATCCAACGTCTGGACGACAACGACATCCCTATGGATGGCCGTTTCTTCCTGATCCCCCCGTCGAGCCGCAATACCCTGATGGGTCTGGCCCGTTACACCGAGCAGGCATTTGTTGGCAACGGCGATGCTATCCGCAATGGTGAGATCGGTCAGTTGTATGGTATGGCTGTGTTCGCTTCGTCCAACGCCGACACTGGCGCTGGCAACAGCGGCGCTGACCGTATCTGCCTGATGGGTCATCGTGACGCGATGGTGCTGGTTGAGCAACTGGGCATCCGTTCGCAGACTCAGTACAAGCAAGAGTACCTGGGCACCCTGTTCACCGCTGACACGATCTACGGTGTGAAGGCTCTGCGTACCAATGCTACCGGCACTGCTGCTGATGCTTCTGCTGCGTTTGCTCTGGCAGTTCCGGCCTAATGCAGTTGTCCCCTCCCCTTCGGGGGAGGGATCTTTTTCTATAGGAGATTGAAATGGCTGCTGCAACCGCTGTTGTATCCCGTCGCGGGAATGACCAATTCCGGGGCTTGTTCTCGGATACCTGGGCCGTATCTTGTACTCTGGATAGCGCAAGTGTTGATGCTGGCGCTACCGATACTGATACCGTGACTGTTCCTGGTGCTGCTTTGGGCGATATGGTAGTTGGTATGTCTATTGGTGTTAGCGAGGCTGGTCTGGTTCGCCGGGCTTACGTTTCTGCTGCTAACACGGTGACTATCGTTACCTACAACCCTACTGGTGGCGCTGTGAACGTGGCATCTACGACGATGCGACTGGTTATCGGTCGGATGGTGTAAAGGACGGGGGGCCACAAGCCCCCTGTTTCTCATTGGAGGCGTAAATGGTTCCTCAAACGTTTCCCTCAAACAACGGGAAAATGGTTGTTTTCAAGCTGTCTAGCCTGACTGGGCTGACACGCTGGTCTGATTACATTCCCGTCAAAACTGCCGCTTCTCCTGGAATTCTCAATTCCTATAGTGGAAATATCGACGCGGACATTCTTGTGTCAACCACTGGCAAGAAAGCCTGGATTGACTACATCCCAGTTTATGAAGATGCCGCAGCAACCAAAGCATGGCTTGTGAGTGCTGATGGCTACATCCCTATTTACGGGTAAAACATGGCAACTTTTCGCTGTTTGGCTAGTGGCAATACCGTGTCATTCACGTACACTCACGACATCGAGTCAATGAAGGGTCATTCTGGCTACATCCGTATTGATGAGCTGGAACCTAAAGAGGAAGAAGAGCGTCCGCTTCCCATGACTTCTCCAGCGAAGAAGCCTGGGCGACCGCCAAAGCCAAAAGGTAATGCAAATGCCTGAAGGATTGTTCTCTGAATATACCTGTCCGATTGCGACACAGGATATTCACATCAACCTCAAGAATCGCAACCATGCTTTTAAGGAGTATGGTTATGGGCCTCCAAATCCCAATGAGCCTAACGAGGTTTTCTGGCTGAAAAAGGCCAAGATGTACAACGCTCCTACTGACGCGATCAAAGGGATGCTGTGTGGTAATTGTGCGGCTTTTATCCAAACTCCAAAGATGATGGAATGCATCATTAAGGGCTTGGAAAACGACCAGAATGAGTACGAAGAGGAAGACGAGATCGAAAACGAGGTTGAGGACGAGACTGAAGACGAGGCTGAATACGAGAATGAGGATGAGATGTCCTATGACAAGAAGTTTGTCAAGGCGGCAGATTTGGGTTATTGCGACCTGTTTCACTTCACTTGTGCAGCGGCCCGCACTTGTGATGCTTGGAAGTCTGGCGGGCCTATCAAAAAGGATTAATCATGTACGGTAAAGCACCTAAGATGGAAAAGAAGCCTGGAAAGAAGATGGGTATGCCTGTGGCAATCATGGTTGCCGTTGGTAAGCCAAAACCACTGCCTAAGCGTGGTCAGCGTGCGATGACCAACAAGATGACTCGGGGCAAAAAATGAAAAAGACCAAAGCCGAGAAGAAAATCAGCAAGGTCATGCGGGAGTACAAGTCTGGTACGCTGCACTCCGGCAAAGGTGGTCCTGTTGTAAAGAGTCCTAAACAGGCAGTGGCAATTGCCCTATCTGAGGCCGGGAAAGCCCGGAAAAAGAAGTGAAAGAGGTTTGGGACAAGAAACGTCCTAAGTACTTGGGCGCTCCTAAGCCTCTTAGTCCAGCAAAGAAGGCTGTAACTAAAAAGATGGCTAAAGAGGCTGGCAGGCCGTATCCCAACCTCGTAGACAACATGAGAGCCGCGAGGAAGAAATGAAAACTGCTGCTTGGCAAAGAAAAGCCGGTCAAAACCCTAAAGGCGGCTTGAATGCCAAGGGTAGAGAGTCTTATAATCAAGCAACTGGCGGGAATCTAAAGGCTCCCGTCAAATCAGGCGACAACCCTAGACGGGCCTCCTTTCTAGCGCGTATGGGCAATATGCCCGGGCCTGAGTATAAGAATGGCGAACCCACTCGCCTTCTGTTATCCCTCCGAGCCTGGGGCGCATCGTCCAAAGCAGATGCAAGATCGAAAGCTAAGGCGATCTCGGAGAGGAATAAAAAGTGAGGCCTGTTTCAGTTGGTGTAAATCCTACGGCTGCGGTTCTGACCACGGTCTATACGGTGCCGACTGGTTACTACGCTAAGTTCACTGTCATGTACATCCACAACACAGGTGGATCTACTAAGCACATTACTGTCCAGTGGATTGACTCTAGCGCAAGTGCTACCTATGACATCTTGACTGGGTACACATTGTCTGCAAAAAACTATTTGCAGTTTGACGGTAATGCGTACATCGTTCTTGAAGAGGGAGACTCTATCAAGATTACTACTGAGTCTGGTAGCTCATTTAGCTTCATTGCAACTTTTGAAGAAACAGGATTGACACGACAATGACCTACCTTGAACTTGTCAATGATGTCTTGATTCGTTTACGGGAAACACAAGTTTCAACCGTAACGGAAACGACCTACTCTACGCTGATTGGCAAGTTTGTCAACGATGCCAAGCGTCAGATTGAGGATGCGTATGCGTGGAACGTGCTGGGCACAACCTTGACGTTCAACACAACTCCGGCGACGTACATCTACTCAATGACCGGCGCAGGGCAGAAGTTTCAGGTCATGGATGCCATCAACAGTACGGCCAACGTAGGCTTTACGAACATTGGCTTTGTAGAGATGAATAGGCTCCAAAATTTCACCACGCCCATCTCTGGCATTCCAAGTCAATACTGTTTTGATGGCGTGGACAACAACGGAGACACTAAAGTTGTTCTCTATGCGCGTCCGGACAATGTGTACACAATTCAGTTTGCCTTGACTGTTCCGCAGGCTCAACTTACTTCTGATGGCACTTCTGTGCTGGTGCCAGATGTGCTGGTGGCTCAGAATGCTTACGCTCGTGCCCTGGTGGAGCGCGGGGAAGACGGTGGTCTAGCTTCATCTGAGGCTTACCAGTTGTACCGAGCCATGCTAGCAGATTACATC